TTGACAGCCCTCTTACACAACTTGTAGGTAAGAATGGTCACGGTAAATCTAGTGTAGCTTTGATTTTGGAAGAAGTGCTATTTAATAAGAATAGCAAGGGTATCAAGAAAGCTGATATCTTAAATCGTTACATTAAAGATAAAAGCTACACCATAGAATTAGATTTTGACAAAGACGGTGTAGATTATCAAATTAAGAGTACCCGTGGCACTACACAAGGTGTCAAGCTGTACAAAAGTGGCAATGATATTTCAGCACATACAGCCACAGCAACTTACAAAATGATCGAAGACGTTCTCGGCTTCGATCATAAAACGTTTGCACAAATTGTTTACCAATCAAGTGCATCCAGCTTAGAATTCTTAACTGCGCCAGACACGGCTCGGAAAAAGTTCCTTATTGAGTTACTGAACCTAGGTAAATATACTAGAGCACAGGAAACTTTCAAAGAAGTTGCACAGGAACTTAGTCGCGAAATTTCAGTAGTAGAATCTCAAATTAAAACTGTCAATAGCTGGTTAGATAAATATGGCAGTACGGATCTTACACATAGAGACTATGTGGAGGTTCCAGTAGTTAAAGATGATCTGATTAGTGGGCAAGCAGAGATTACTAATAAATTAACTAATCTAGATCAGACCAATAGAAAAATTACAAATAATAATACCTACAAACAAGTACAGAGTGGCCTTAAATTATTTCCAGTACCACCTGAACCAGTTGTAGAAGATCTAACAGCTAAAAAGGCTGTTTTCGTAAAAGAGCAAGTAGAAAATAATAAGATTATCAAAGATTCCCAAGCGTTTATTAAGAAAATGCATGGCTTATCAGGTACTTGCCCAACTTGTTTACAAGCAATTGATGGAAGCAAAATTGCTGCATTATTAGCTGAACAGGAAGAACTACAAAAACAAGCTACAGAAAAGTTAGAAGAAGTTAATGCAGCTTTAGATAATTATAAAAAGCAAGAAACTAAAATGGCTGCTGAAGTTTCTGAGTGGAATAAGGCTATCAAGTCTAAAGAAGAATGGGAGAAATACCATTCTCTAATTGATACCACTCTACCAGAAGATATTTTAGATAAGCATGACTTACAGCGTCAATTTGACGAATTACAGAATAAGATTACAGAGCTAAAGGCTGCTATTACTAAAGCTGAAAAGCATAATCGTGAAGCAGAAGCTCATAATGCTAAAGTAGAGATAGTATCCAATCAGTTAGTAGAAATGAACGAAGACTTAGAAAAGCACTCTGGTGTTCTTCATGAGTTATCAGAAAAGATGGGATTAATTAATATCCTGACTAAAACATTCTCTACTACAGGATTGGTAGCGTATAAGATTGAGTGCTTAGTAAAAGACTTAGAAGAACTTACTAATAAGTATTTAGTCGATCTGTCTGACGGCAGATTCCAAATAGCTTTCCGTATTAGTTCTAGTGATAAACTAAATGTAGTTATCACAGACAATAGCAAGGATATTGATATTCTTGCACTGAGTGGTGGTGAAAGAGCTCGTGTAAACGTAGCAACACTACTAGCCATTCGCAAATTAATGCAATCACTATCTAGTTCTCGCATTAATTTACTAATTCTGGACGAAACTGTTGAAACACTAGATGTAGACGGTAAAGAAAGATTAGTAGAGGTTCTTCTAAAGGAAGAATACTTAAATACGTTCCTAGTATCGCATGGGTTTACCCATCCGTTATTAGAAAAAATCCACGTTGTTAAGAAAAACAACATATCTCAAATAGAGGCATAATATGAAATGTTACATTGTCAGAGAAACTACTGGGTACCCTACAGTTATTCGTGATGGACAAGCAGTTGTGTTGTCTTTAGGTGATCAGTTCACAGAAGACGAATTAGCTAGCTTAACAGTTGAAACATATGTTACTTACCTGTGTACAGAAGATAATTCTATCACAACTAAGACAGCAGATGAAACAACTCCAGCACCTGCACCTGCTGCAAAACCAGCAGCTAAAACTGCTCCAGCTCCTAAAGCTCCAGAAGAACCAGCAGCTGAAGAGTAATGGTTGTTGATGCAAGAGCCAAGGGCGCAAGAACCGAAACTACAGTAAGAGATCTACTTAGAAAACATACACAGCTAACGTGGGAACGAGTACCTGGTTCTGGTGCCCTTGACCCTAAACATCAGCTTAAAGGCGACTTGTACGTACCAGGGAGAACTAATCTCTGGTGCGTAGAAGTTAAAGGCTATAAAGAAGATCATCTTACATCACATTTACTAACGTCTAAAACGCCGCAATTAGTGGAATTTTGGGAACAGACAACTCGTCAAGGTACGCAAGTAGGTAAAAAACCTCTGCTAATCTTCAAGTTTGACCGAAGCAAAGTCTTCGTAGCTTTTGACGATATGCCTAATAGCCAAAATTACCGTTGCATCTACTATAACCATGAAAGCCACGAGTTCTATGTAGCTCTGCTGGAAGATTGGCTAAAGTGGGAGCAACCACAATTTGTGACTTGAAACAAGTAGTTGAAAAGTGTATAATATACACTTAACCACGAAAATATATAATGAAATCATTTCAACAAATTACACAAGCTAATAACACTTTGCTTATTGTGGACGCACTAAACTTGGCGTTCCGCTATAAGCATAGTGGTGCTACAGATTTTGCAGAAGACTACTTGCGTACAGTTAATAGCCTCAAGAAAAGTTACAAGGCTTCTCACGTTATTATCGCTAGTGATCAGGGATCTTCTACATACCGTAAAGCTATTTATCCTGAGTATAAACAAAACCGTAAAGATAAACAAGCCGAACAAACTGAAGCAGAAGCCGCAGCCTTTGAACTTTTCTTTGAAGATTTCTTGGCTACGCTAGAACATATCAAAGCTAACACAGATTATCCAGTTATTCGATTCCAAGGCGTTGAAGCTGACGATATTGCAGCTTACATCGTTTCCAAGAAAAAATCACTCAAGTTTGACGAAATTTGGCTAGTCTCCTCCGATAAGGACTGGGACCTGCTTATCGAACCTAAAGTTAGTCGTTTTTCGTATGTTACTCGTAAAGAAACAACTTTCGAGAACTGGAACGATCACTACGATTGGAGTCCTGAGGATTATATCTCTATTAAGTGTCTAACAGGCGATACGGGCGATAACGTATTTGGAGTTCCAAGTATCGGCCCTAAACGGGCAGCCTCCTTAGTTGCTGAGTATGGTTCTACATGGGATATTATTGCCAGCATCCCACTAAACGGCAAGTATAAATATATTCAAGAGCTGAATAAATGCAAAGATCAGCTTATGCTCAATTATCAACTAATGGACTTGGTTACTCATTGTGAGGAAGCTGTTGGTGAAGATAATTGTAAAGAAATTGATAACATCTTAGAAACTTATACAAATGAATAACGCAATTTTAGTAAGCACTGGTACTATAGGGCAATATACCTATTCGACACTGGATTGCTTAGTATCTCCTGGAGCTAAACTTCCACAACGTGCACATCGTACCGATGCCGGAGCCGATTTGTTCTCATATGAACAACACGAAATTTATCCCGGTGAGCAAAAACTTGTTGATACAGGTATAGCGATTAAAATTCCGGAAGGCTTTGTTGGCCTTATTTATAATCGCAGTTCGCAAGGGAAAAAAGGCATTACAATCCCACATTCTGTTGGAGTCATTGATTCCGATTATCGTGGAAATTTAAAAGTATTGCTAAAAAATATTTCAGAAGACCCATATAAAATTGAGGTCGGAGACAGAATTGCCCAGTTAGTTATTCAGCGAGTTGAGTTATTCGGATTTAAAGATACATGGAATGATACTGCACGAGGCACTGGTGGTTTTGGTAGTACAGGACAATAAAGGAATTAAATGGCAGTCAGCACACGAGCACAAGTAATTACACGTCGTACATACAATCGTCCTATTTCAGACGACGGAAAAGAATTTGAAACATGGCAAGAAACAGTTGCCCGAGTTATTGATCATCAAGAATGGTTGTGGCAACGAGCAGTCGGACGCGACTTAAATGACGTAGAGTATGCAGAACTGTATGATCTAGAACAGCTAATGCTAGATCGTAAAGTTCTAATGAGTGGTCGTACACTATGGCTTGGCGGCACTAATGTTGCTAAGACTCGTGAAGCCTCTCAGTTCAACTGTAGCTTCACACACGTTGAAACAATCTATGACGTAGTAGACGTTCTATGGCTACTGCTACAGGGTTGCGGTGTTGGATTCAAACCAGTTGTGGGTACATTAAACGGCTTCTCTAAGCCTATTAAAAATATCAAAGTAGTACGCTCTACTAGAACCGATAAAGGTGGTAAAGAGCATAACGCAGAGTGGTTCGATGAAAGTACAAAAACTTGGACAATTCAAGTTGGCGACTCAGCCGAAGCATGGGCAAAATCCATTGGCAAGTTATTGGCTGGCAAGTATCCAGCGGATACTCTTGTTCTTGATTTTAGTCAGCTTCGTCCTGCAGGTGAAAGGTTAAAAGGTTATGGATGGATTTCGTCAGGTGATTCTGCAATTAGTATTGCTTATACTGCTATTGCCAATATTCTTAATGGCCGTGCTGACAGTTTACTTACTAGGATGGATATTCTGGACATTGTTAACCATCTCGGCACTATTCTATCCTCTCGTCGCAGTGCTGAAATCGCGCTATTCGATTACGGTCAACCAGAGTGGGAAGAATTTGCTGTAGCCAAGAAAGATTGGTGGTTACATAACAATGCACATCGTACGCAATCTAACAACTCTCTAGTATTCAAAGAGAAGCCACTTAAAGCAGACCTAGAACGTATCTTTGATATGATGGTTAAAGCAGGCGGCAGTGAACCAGGTTTTATTAATGAAGTCGAAGCACTTAGGAGAGCCCCTTGGTTTAAGGGAGCCAATCCATGCGTTGAAATCTTACTCGGTAATAAGGCTTTCTGTAACCTTACCGAAACTGACATTGCCAAGTTCAAAGGCGACACTGCCGGTTTGCACAACGCTATACGACTTGCAGCTCGTGCCAACTACCGACAAACGTGTGTTAACCTTCAGGACGGTATACTTCAGGAATCTTGGCATCTTAACAACTATTTCCTTAGACTCTGTGGTGTGGGGCTAACTGGTATCGCTATGCGTCCAGATATGGGTTCTTATGACTATGAGTACCTAAAGCGTACAGCCACTGGCGCAGCCATCGGAATGGCTCAAGAGTTGGGACTACCAGCACCTAAGAACGTTACCTGTATCAAACCATCCGGTACATTGTCTAAGATTATGGACACTACAGAGGGCGTACATAAACCTCTAGGAAAGTACATTTTCAACAATGTTCAGTTTAGTAAGCATGACCCTGTAGTGGAGAAGTTGCGTGACGCTGGTTATCGTGTTATTAATCATCCTGTGGATGATAGCGGAGTTCTAGTAACATTCCCTGTTATGTGGGACGGAGTTCCATTTGATGAAGTTGACGGTAAGGAAGTTAACCTTGAATCTGCCATTGTGCAGTTAGAGCGTTATAAGTTGCTGCAAACTTCTTGGAATCAGCAAAACACTTCTGTAACTATCTCCTATGATCCTACTGAAGTACCAGAAATTATTGACTGGTTACTAGATAACTGGGATTGTTATGTTGGTGTTTCGTTCATCTACAGAACAGATCCGACTAAGACAGCTAAAGATCTTGGCTACTTATATCTCCCACAGGAAGTTGTAACTGAACAAGATTACAACGACTACGTTAAAACATTAAGCACTGTTGACCTTAACAACACTAACTCGTTTGACGAGATTACTGATGCTGAGTGCGCTACCGGTGCCTGTCCAATTAAGTAATATGATTGCTAATAACACAGAAATTACACTTACTGTAACTATTGAAGAAGCAAACAATCTTCTAGCAGGTTTGCAAGAACTACCTGCTAGAATTTGTAACCCGCTTACGCTTAAATTACAAAAACAAGCGCAAGATCAACTTCCAGCCCAAGAGGTTGAGAAAAAAGCTAATTAATTTTAGCAACAAAAAGCCCCCACATAGAAATATGTGGGGGCTTTTTTCTTTTCCGGAACATAATTTCGAAACCATAAGTTTCTCCTGTTCCTCGTGCAAAAATGCTACGTAGTATAAATGCTCCTGGAACCCTAAAAGCTCTCATTGACCAATTATAGCAAAAGTGCTATAATTATCTTAAGTCGAAAATTTTTCGACTGCGCGTGATACGCATTATCATTTATATCCAAAGGATTATCATGGCGGATACAATTGACGGCGTACCAGCAGATACAGCGACTACACAGCCAGAAGTGGCAAAGGCAGTTACTGATGATCTAATGAGTGCGCTAAATCAGCAAGCTGATCAAGCTCGTAGATATTACGAGAAATTGGCTAAACAAATTAAACAAGTCGCTATAAATGCGGCAAATAGTACTACAAGTACAGGAGATACAAAAATGGCAGATATCGTAACACCAACCATGCCTATGATGATGGGCAATGCAGGCGGCGACGGACTATTCGGAGCAGGAGGCGGCGGTTTAATCGGCGGTCTAATCTTAGGTTCTTTACTACGTAACAATGGCAACTTATTCGGCGGCGATGGTGCTGGCGTAGCGGGTGCAGTTCTACGTAACCCACCAGAACAAAACCAAGCTAATATGGATTTAATGGCCGGAATCGGTGCAGTAGACAAGGCAGTTGCCGTTTCTACAGCAGCCCTAGAAGGTTCAAATTCAGCACAAACAAATATGCTATCTGGACAATTAAGTCAAGTAGCAGCAGCAACTGTAGCCCAGATTACTGGCGTTAAAGAAGCTGTAACAAGCAATGCAATGGTTCTAGCTCAGCAATTAAATCAGCTAAATACTAATTTAATGGCTACAGCTAATGAAACACAGAAAACTGTAACTAATGACGGCGATAAGACTCGTGCTCTAATCACTGCTCAGTATGAAGCTAACCTACAACGTCAACTAAGCGACGCTAATGCCGCTATTATTGAACTACGTAGCCGTGAAAATGCTTCTACTATTGGTCGCGGTGTTGAAGTTACTACAACTAACAACATTAACCAAATGCAACAACAGCAACAACAACAAGCTCAGTTTGCTCAACTAGGTAACCTAATCTTAGGTCTTGGTCAAGCTATTCGTAGTACAAACGAAGCTATTAACGTTGGAAGCGGTACACTAACTGCTAACCCAACTAACACTAACACTAACATTCGTTAATTAGTCTAAGCCCCGCAGCCACAAGTTGTGGGGCTTTTTTATAGGAGAATTAAATGAATGACTTAGAAGAATTACAGGAACTCTGTAGATGTGCCTTTGCTAGTACATACGGATTTATGTTAATAGCTGCTTGCTATCATTGGAATGTTGAAGATCCTAACTTCTTAATGTATCACGACTTATTTGGAAAAGTATATAAAGAAGTGGATGGTAAAATTGATATATTTGCAGAGCAGATACGAGGAATACAAGCTAAAGCTCCGGCAACTTTCACAGAACTAAGAGATCTGTCTAGTATCGTGAATGAGCCTAGTGACGAAATACATACGCCTGATGAAATGATTAAGTATTTATATTTAGCTAATGGTAAATTAAATACCGATCTGATAAGTGCGTATACAGCAGCGGAAAGACTACAGGAGCACGGAATGGCAAACTTTTTATCAGAACGTATGGATCAACACCGCAAGCACGGCTGGATGTTATACGCTAGCATGAAAGGAGTATAATATGTTACAACAACCTTTTGGGTGGCCTATGATACCGTTTACAGCAGCTAGTAGTATCCCAGTTAGTTTGGACGATATTGACATAATTAATTATACTGCTGGAGGCGCGCCCGGACCTGTTGGCCCACAAGGACCCGCAGGTCCGCAAGGAGAGCCTGGAGCAAATGGTATAGCTGGTCCTCAAGGATTAGTAGGCCCCCAAGGGCTTATTGGACCTACCGGACCACAAGGAGAAGCAGGTCCACAAGGACCACAAGGAGAACCAGGTAGTTTTCAAGATCCACCAACTAGATTAGTTACTGGAGATTACGCAGTAACGCTGCACGACTACTACATGGGATTTGAATTAACTAAACCAGCTATAGCACACTTACCACTTAATCCCCCAGACGGTTATGAGTTCGTATTCAAATTAGAATTCGGAGCACCTGTGGGTAATAGAAAACTAACAATTATGCCTGATGGGTCAAATACTATTGACGAAGCAGGTACATACGTATTACAAAACCCTTACGAATCATTAACAATTATAAGCCGAGGTAAAAATTGGCATATTATATGAGAAAAGCCCCAGTACGCTAGTACGTGGGGCTTTTCTTTTACATGGAACTGCGCAACATCCAGCAGTGTTTTTCATGCGCATCAATGCGCTCTGCTAGGAAGTTCTCGAAACCATATTTACCATAAATATCACATAGGTTATATGCTTCTTTTAGTGCAGTAATTAGGGTTTCACCGTCATTATATAGTTGAGTTACCATTTCATCTTTGCTAGGAGCACTGTTTTGCTCAGTAATAGCTGCGATAGAAATTAGTTCTGCTAAACTATTAGGTACATCGATTTGTAGTGTACGTGTCTTTTCTGCGAAATCGTCAACACTACCATATACTTCATCATAGATTTTCTCAAATAGAGCATGATACTCTTGGAAATCTTTATCCTTTACGTTCCAGTGAAAGGCGTGAGCTTTATAATAGTATAGAACTGTTGAAGCAAATGCCTTAAGCACTGCTTTATTTAATTCTTCCATATTAATCCTTAGTTATTGTACGCTAGGATGACTTGCTTACACATAGGAGAGCGCACAATGTCTTCGTCGCGGAATTGAACCACTTCCACACCGGCGATATTAACTAAACGCTTACAAGCGTCCAGTAATCCCGAATCTGGAATATCTGTCTGTTTAGGGTCGCCTGAAAGAATAATCTTACAATTCTTACCAATACGACTCAAGAGCATCTTAAATTCTATCTTAGTTAAATTCTGAGCTTCGTCAACTAAGATAATGCAATTTTCAAAACTAGCCCCTCTCATGAACCCGATAGGTTTAGGTTCAATGTCTTTAGCTTTTAGTGAATATTCATAGAATCCTTTTCCTAGTGTTCTAGTGAATACTTGATCAAAAGGCTGAAGGTACGGTGCATATTTTTCATCCAGTTCACCTGGCAGGAAGCCTAGACCACGACCTGTTTCAACATTAGGACGTGTTAAGATGATTTTCTGGATTCGGCGATTATAAAGTTCTCCTGCTGCATATGAGGCTGCAACATAAGTTTTACCTGTTCCCGCTGAACCTACACCAAATACAATATCTGACGCTTTAATAGCTTCTAGATACTCTCCTTGGATAAAATTTAGTGGTTTAACATCTCTGAAACCAAACTCTACTTGATTTGGAGTGCTGCTTGGAGACTGTTTATGAACGAGAGCTTTACGGGCTTTTTTGCCTGAGGAACTTGCCATGTATTTCCTTGTAGTAGATAAAAGTTACGTGGTAGTGATATTATACACCACTACCACGTCCAGGTCAACAATAAATTTTACTTAGCTTTCTTAGCGTCAGTAACTGAAGTGCCTTCAAGTTTTTTATGAATCTTGATAGTCTTGCAGGTTTCTTTAGTTTTACCAGTTTTAGCATCTTTGCTTTCTTGGCAAACTTTCTTTGTCTGAGGTTCTGCTAAAACAGCAGTAGAACCAAAGGCTAGAGCTAGGGCTAGAATGATATGTTTCATATTAAATTAGAGGTTGAGGGCTTGGTGGAGGAGCTAACTTACCATTAAAGCCGGTTACTACTTGTGGGGCGGGAATATCCGCGGCGGAAGTGCCGTTAAAGCCGGATGCTATCGGTTGTGGCATAGGAGCAGGAGTTGTTGGGCCTGCGCCAACTGGCCCTGCTGCAACTCCAGCAATCTTTTCCTGGCCGCGTGACCATGCAGTGATACCTAAAACAGCACCCATGGCCATGTGGAATAGTCCACCGCCTTGTAGTGTCATTGGTGCCCACTGACGGAAAGCGTCATTAGCAGCTTGAGTCTCCCAAAATTGAACTATTGTCCACATAATCGGGAATAAAATAAAGTCACAAATACAAACTGCCATGTACATCATGGCCATCATAGGACGCCATTTCTTGGTCATGAAGTCTTCTTGTGGCTTTTCTTCTTTTACAGAGTCATCGGTAGCCATAGCCATAATCCTTGTGACATTAGTAATGCAGCTAAACTACCTACTACGATAGAAGCCCAGTACAGGTTCATAGAAACTGCTAAAATAGATGCGGATAGCAGTACGATAGAGATCTGAAATGCAGATCCGGCGAATGTCAGCCAAGGAGAAGTTTTACGGATTTGATCACGTTCAGCTTCCAGCGCTCTAGCTTTTGCCATAAGTTCTTTTTTACCCTCTCCAGACTGAGGGTCGCTTTCATAACGATCAATCTTAGCTTGCAGTTTTTTAACTTTAGCTGTATCTTTACGCGATTCAGCTTCATCTTTAGCAAACTCAGTAATAGATTGTTTGATGCTTTTTGCTTGGTAGAAGCTCCATGTATCATTTGCTTTTATGGTGTTGTTAAGTACCTTGCTAGAATTGCCGCTAGCAATATAGGTATTAATGGCCAAAAGAGCAGCCAAAACAGTGATAACCCAGCCTGCTTTATCTTTAATTTTTGCTTCTCGTTCGGATCGACTAATAGGTTTCTTTTCTTCTGCCATTTATTTTCCTGCTAAAGGGTTGTCAATAGCCTTTTGGATTTTTACGTCAACCTCTCTACGTAGTTTCTCCAGTTCGGCACGGGTTCTGTCTTGATCAGCACGCAGTTCTTTTTGTACTGCTTTAAGATCAGCATCTGTTTCACGCTGAGCTTGTTTAACACTGCGCTCTACCTGCTCTGTAACAGTTTCATTTCTACGCAGATCTTGTTTAAGATCATTTTTAATGTCGCGAGTATAATCACTGGTCTTAGCACTATTTTGTTCGATTACAGCTAGTCGCTTATCAAACTCACTTAGATCAGGGGATACATACTCAGCAATCTTTTTCTTCATACCTTGGTAATCTTTGTAAACCTCAAAGGCTCCGTATAAGCCCCCAAGCATTGAAGATACTAGGGTAAAGGCCACCATAATTTTAGCTGGAGTAAACTCGTAGCCACCAATACTAATTACAGTATCTTTACTAGCATATTTTTTAGCTGCAGCTTCTAGATCGTCAATTTTCTTATCTATGTTTTCTGCCATAACAGCTCCTTATCGGTATTGGTCTTGAACCATTTGTTGATGCAACTTATCTGAGGACATCTGTCGTAAGGCACGAACATTGTCTACAGGGGTTTGCTTGGGATAAATATCTCTTGGTGCATAAAAATTTGCATCTTTTAATGCAAAGCTTGTATAGCTGGCGTAACCTTGTGGTTGTGTGGCCAAACGATCTAAGGATACGCCCATAGCTAACTCGTTTGGTTGTGTATCACGTTTAACAGTGCTAGAGGTTTGCTCTTGCGCTGGTTGTTGAAATTGTTGTTGCTCTATTACATCTCGTAGCGGATTCGTACGATCTGTAAATAAATTTGCAACTTGTTGTGGTAGTTCTGGATCTGTTTGCTTAGGAGGAACAAACATCGACTCACTAGTAGACTTAATACCTTGATTAGTCTCTAATACTTGTGGTGCAAGTATTGCTTGTTGCTGAGCCTGTTGCATACTAACACTACTAGACATAACTTGTTGTGGTGTTAGTATAATTGAGGTTATTTGCTGAACCTGAAGGCCCGGTGTTGTAAATAGTTTAGTGCTTGCTAGACTTGCCTGTAAGCCGGTACCAGTACCGCCCATAGTATTGGTTGTACTAGCTGCAACTGCTGCCCCTGCAACGCTTAGTGCTTGTTGCTGAGTTTTATCACTAGCGGCTTGTGCTTCGGCTGTTGCAGTGGCAACTGTTTGTTGCGCAATAGCTTTTTCACGTTCTGCATTCTTTGCAATTAGATTCATTGCAAAATTTAAGTTTACGGGGCTACCAGATGACTTCTCCTGAACTGCAGCACTTATTGTTGGTGCAGCTGCTGGTTGTGGCCCACTGCCTGCTGGTGGCGGTGCACCTGGTGGAGGCGGAGGCAGTCCCGCAGAAGTTTGTTGTAGCGGAGGAGGCGGTGGCGGCGCATCTGGAGGTGGAGGAGGTGGTGCTACATACTCTGTTGTGGTTGTGGTAGGTGCCGGAGCTAGTTTAGCTAGCATGTCATAGTACCCTGCACAACTAGGAGAGTATAGTGCATTTGTTGCACAAGGGTCAACGCTATACTTTAGGTTAAAGTACGTATTCTGTACTTCAGGACCATAAGGTCCAACCCAATAATTACTATCCATGCCCACAAAACCAATACGCGCACTACCTAGATCGGGGACAGCATATGGAGTTTTAAACGTTTCCGAATAGTTAAAACTAGTCCAGTTATACTGCCAGTTCTGGTTATAGGTATAGCTTTCTAAAACTTTTGTATTAGTATTATTATAAAAGTTAACATAAGCCATTAAATAGTCTTGTTGACCATTATCCCAACCATTACCGTTTTTAGCAGTAAATCCAAAGTTGAAACCATTAACTTGTAAGCCAGTACCCGTATTAGGAAGTGCATTCTTAATATTAACTAGCTGATACAGATCCGTCATTCCATACGAGAAGTTAATAATATTAGTACCAGTACCCCATGCCGCTACACGAGGATTCGGACCACAATAGCCAGGATCTCCCCATGCCCAACAAGTAAGTGGCTGCCCAATTGTACCAGCATTTTGCCAAGTGCTGGTAACATCAGTAGGCTGAGTAGTAAAGTTTACTAAGTTACCTGTTGTACTTACGTCCTGCGCATTAGAATAGCTTGTGAACAAGAATACCCAAGATAGCACCAATACCAACTTTCTTGTAAGTGTCATCTACCTTCTCCTTTTCAAGCTGTGGTAATTTATCTGGGTTTGCTTCCCAGTGTGCTTTGGCCTGTGCACCGATTAGCCCGTCTACGGGGCAAGGTGTGCCGGCTGCCATCATAGCATCGAATACACGACGATCTTGACACATTGTAGCAACTGCAGCCACTTTCATACCCATATCATATAGGGTCTTAGATAGCTTCAAGCGTTCACAGTTCATATCACGAATAGTTCCGCCACTAGAGACACCGAATACTTGTGTCTGTACACTACCGCTACTACCAGTTGAACATAGATCAGCATTACCACCACTAATCATCGCAGGTGCTACAGCTGTTGGAGGTGGTTGAATAACCTTTTGAGTAATCGTAGTTTCATTAATATTACGATTAGTCATATCACCACTTTGAATATTTTGGTTCACATTAGTGCTAGCACTTGTATTCTGGTTAACGTTAGTATTAGCCGTTGTAGCGGTACTGGTGTTGATATTACGGTTAGTCATATCACCAGTCTGAACGTTATTATTCGTACTGGTTGAAGTGCTGGTGTTGATATTACGGTTAGTCATATCACCAGTCTGAACGTTATTATTTGTATTAACATTGTTTGACGTACTAACGTTATTGTTATTATACGTCATTGTACCACTATTAATATTGTTATTAGTATTAACGCTGGTACTTACATTATTATTATTGTAAGTCATTGTACCACTATTGACGTTATTGTTGTTATACGTCATTGTACCAGTATTAACGTTGTTGTTATTATTGGTAACTGTACCGCTCTGAATATTGTTATTAGTATTCGTGCTGGTACTAGTGCTGGTATTATTATTGTTATTGGTGCTATTACTATTAACCGTACTTAAACTAGTACTGTTGGTATTGCTAGTAGTATTGCTATTGGTTGTTACATTGCTAGTAGATACCGACGTGCTGTTAGTGTCTACTAGACTTTTGGAATCATAGGTGCCCTGATTAATCAGTGTTTGAGCCCCCACAGCGCTCGCAGCTACTAGCAGCAAGCTTGCTAAAACTTTCTTAATCATATTATGCTCCGAAAATGTGTAAAGCGTGTTCGTAATGTTTCTTACGATCCTCTAAGCCAATAGTTCCGCCATTAATGCGTTTTGTTAAAGTTAAGATATCACCACGATCTGCCCATTGGTTTAAGTTGTTGGTTTCCCAGAACCAGCACGCGCTTTGGGCTGCACCTTCAAACGTTTCCATATAGGCGCTGGCTTCTTCAGGAGAGATTTCCAGGCTAGCTGCAAACCAAGAATAATTATCCTTACCAGTAAGCTGAATAAGCCCACGGCCACAATAACGATAGCCATCACCACTAGCCTCATCGCCATTACCCATGCGATTAGCATATACACGGTTAGCAATAGCCTCGGGCTTGCCCGCAAATTGTTGAGCCATTTCATCGGTTGGGAAATACTTAGGGAAGATCTTGCGTAGTGTAGCTGCACGATAGTTCAAGTTTTCCTTGATGGCGGTGAAACCGCCCGATTCGTGTGCACACTGCGCTAAAAACGCTGCCATACGTTGAGGCGTATCAATTTGATAATCAGGCAGTAGCTGTTCTAGTGCGTGATGCCAATACGTAACGTATGGGTTGCGTGGAATAATTTGTCTTAACTGCTCAAGTGTTAGTTGGGTCATTTAAGCTCCTCGAATAGTTTTTTCTGCTTACTATACCAATCCTGCCAGCCTTCGACTAGTGCGGAGCAGTTGTAGTATTCAGTGTAGTTCTCGACTACAGTCTTAGTTAGGTCTGATAGCTTAGCAGTATCAGACGCTTGTTTAAGCGGAGGACATTGTGTTTGTAAAATACTGGGTGCTTCTGGAAATTTGGCAGTAACTGGCACAGTAGTGCAACCTGCTAAAAGCAATAAAAGTACTAAAGCGTATTTCATTTCTTAGCTGCCTTATTTAAAGAGTCGATAACTTCGTGCGGTATTTCGCACTTAGAGTCATATTTTACTACTTCTCGGTCCACGTACTTAATTATATCGTTGGCTTTCTCACGCACAACTTCTCGCTTAGTGACAATTTTTTCGACAACTTTTAAATTTTCATTGGCCGACTTAGCCTCTAGTTCGGAAACTTTCTTTTCCAAAACGGCTACTTTTTTCAGCCAAGCCTCGTTGTTCGATATTGCACCGGTCATGTAGGTACCCAAAAAAACCAAAGCTATACCCGTATTTCGAATAATTCCACTATAAGGAATTTTCGAAAATGTTTTACCAACCAAATACCCTACAATACCCAAAAAGAATACTGCTGAGAATATCCAGCCTGGTACAAATTGTAGAATCCACATATTATTTACCTTGTGAGTACGCAGCTAAATATTCTAAGAGTTCAGTTTCATACTTCTGGAAATAGCTCTTTATGTATGTACTCATGAACTTGGTCATCATTAAATCCTAGTGTTTTTAATACTCTTGGAGTATGTGGGTTACATTTCTGCTGTTGGCAGTAATAATTCTGCTGTTCGGTAAAGTCAAAACGCTTTACCTGATCGTCATAAGTCATATTAGGACGATGTTTCTTTATATTGTCTAGGTAGTGTACAAGGGACTTTTTAGAAATCTCTAGTATTATGTCTAGTTCAAAATCTGTGTTAATATTACCAGCCGCTACCATTCGTGGGCTAAATATATTACGAGCCCATTCGGGCAGTTCACGCGGTTTTGCCCACGATGTTGGTTCTACTAGTTCTTCAAACCACTTGCATAACGGATGCTCACGATCACCTGTAGGTGAGAAGTCTAAGAACGCTCCAGTTATCTTGCTTGTGCCTGCTACAATATCAAAACCGTAAATAGGAGCACTATCAAATACATGTGGAAATACACATAAGTGCATCATGTATAGCTTTTTGGATTCACTTACGTCAATAACGTCTAAGTTAGCACGTCGAAACCAACAGTTGCTAAAATTCTTGGTGTACCAATCCGAGGTGATTTCAGGAGGCGAAAAAAAAGCTCGTGCGCTAAGAATCGATTCCAATTCTAGCGCATGAGCTTTAAGTTTATTGAATATTGTGCTCATCTGCTAACTCGTCAAATAAGTTAAAGATTAGCTCAAAACAGTGATTAGCTTCAGGCGCTAAATCGTCACTAAGCTTTGTGCGCAGTGCTTTAATAGTATCGTTTCGATTTTCAAACTCATACATCTTGCCGCTACCAGGGATTACACGTTTGATCATCTGACCACCGTACATATCGCCCATATGACGAACGTATAAGTGTGCAAGCAAACCTTTGTCGTTTAGGGTATCTAAATGCTCGACATAAGCTGTGGTAGCTGGATACGTTTCTGCAAGTGGAGGAAATCCTAGACCGCGAATAAGTTCTTGTAGGTCTTCGTAGATGCCTGGTGTACGGCAGATACCTGGTAAGTCACCTAGCAATCCACGAGAGTTACATAACTGCTCTAGCTTCTTGTAAGCAGCTAGTTGATTAAATAAGTAATCGTAGTAAATCTTTTTGGATATAGCACCGCTAATTAATAAGCGAGTAAACCGGTGAGCTTCTGCAGCTTCATGATTGTTATGGGTTAAATCTTTTAATGACATGGTTAAGAATAAGGGCCGAAGCCCTTATTATTTAGTTGGTTTAACAGGCCAAGTAATATCTTCAGCAACTACCGCAGTAGCAAATTCTGTAGTCATATTACGCAGGGCTTGGCGGTAGGCCGCCCATTCTGCCTTTTTAGGTGCAGTTAGGGGAGCATCTGCAGTTTGAGTCCAATCACTTGCAACTAGTTCAAAATCACGTCTACGACGAATAAGTTCATCTAGAAGTTCGTTTTGATCAAGTGTAGTAACTGTCCAATCTATAGAATATTCTCCATTATCCTTTTTGGAATAACCAGAGTACTCTGCACGCTGGTTAGGGGCTAATTCTGGTTTAGCTTCCAAAATAGGAACATAGCCAAAAGCAGCTACTTTTTCATCGGAAAATTCACCTTCAATTAAAAAAACTAAATTTTCTTTTAATACAGGGTAACCAATAGCGTTACCAGATTCATCAATTTGAATATAATAATTCATAGTTATCCTTAAGATGCATTAAATGGGAAAGATTTACCTGTACCCCAAATAATTCGTACACCACCGTTACCGCCTCTGCATTGTTGAGGACTGCTGTTCATAGAAGTACCGCCACCAGCTCCACCACCACCAAACTTACCGCCAGTACCGCTGTACGTACCGTTATCATTAGGATAGCCGTCTGCACCGTTTGAACCGCCTTTGCCACTATATCGCGTATCACTATAAAAAGTATTACCGTTATTATAGTCGCCTTTAGCTCCACTAGCACCTTGGCCAAACAAGCCTACACCGCCACCACCGCCAAAAGAGTAGGTAGAAGAAGCGTATCCGCCACCACCACCACCACCACCACCGCTACCGTCAGTTTGGTCATTGCTGTATCCGCCAGTACCACCAGGACCGCCGTACCCACCTGCGCCACCGCCACCACCGTAACTGCCACGAGAGCTGCCGCCACGACCACCAAGAGCAGTTACCGTTCCACTAGCTGGTACTGCTTGTGTAGTCCAGCCATTTTCTCCTCCGCTAGCGGAAAAGAAACTGCCCACAGAACTAGCATATCCAGTAGTTGTAGTATAATGTGCACCGTATCCACCGGCACCTACTGTAATAGTGATTGATTGGCCTGGAGTAACTGCAATATCATTAGCATAAGCCAAAGCTCCACCACTACCTGCAGATTGAGCCCAGGTTGCACCACCACCACCGCCACCACCAACAGCAACTGCTGAGATTTTTGTAACGCCTGCTGGTACTACAAAGGTATAAGTACCTGGTGTGTCATAAAGAGTAGATCCAGGTGCTACTGCATTTAACTTAATTGTGTAATATCTATCTGTGTAATATACACCATTATAAAAACGTAAAGTAAAATAACGAATAGTACCTTCTGCTAAACTAGATATAGCAGCATTAGTACCATCTATAGTTAAAACTCCAGCAGTAGTAATAGAAAAGCCAGCATCATCAGTTAATACACTAATAGAACTATATGGAGCTTTTGGCACTTCTATAGTAATTTTATTAATTGTATTTTTTGATGCTAAACCTAAATCAATAACAGTTGCGGCAGCTACAGCCGCTGCAGTAAATGAAGGAGCAGTACCTGTTGTAGTAAATTTTTCTGCTTGTAAGATTGCCATATTTTATCCTTCAATAACAGGAATTTCAGGCCACGTAATCTCTAAAGGGTAACCTTTTTGATTTTTAATGGTACGTAAAAAATCTCTGTATTCAGAAACTTTCTTCTTTTGTTCTTGAGTATAGTTATCCCAAGCATCTGGAAGCGCTAGCGCTTCCGATTGTTTTAGTAAATGCTCTGCTTGATTATTTACGGAAACTGCCATAGCTGCTGTAGCTACAGCTTTTAGCTTGTCTTCGGTTTCCATTTCTGTCATTTCACGAACAGAATCATTTTCTTTAATAAGGTGTTTACCCATCATATCATCCCCTAACTCTACATACTCTGTAGAGTTAGGGTTAACATTTGTCATTTCGATGGAGTGACCTTCAGTATTGAATTTCACATAAATCGACATATTATCTATCTCCGAAAATCGTAGCGCAAGCGTTATAGATTTGATGTGGGTTAGCTACGGAGTTAGTAGCTTGTGTGCTACGAACCATAGACAATGCAGCTAACATACGCATATCACATACTAGACCTGTAGTGAAAGTACTGTCTAAACTATAGAACATACTGCAATCTGTGAAGTAATATGTTGTTTGATAGTTATGTGAAGTTACCAACATAACTAATACTGTAGTATTAGCAGGTACTGTAATACTCATACTACCCGTAGACATGGTATTAGATGTATTGGTAAAACCTTGTGTCCAGGTTCCGCCTGTTTGTGTAGAATACGTAGTACCTGTACCGCTTGGAGTAAATACACCACAAGCCGCACCGTTATACGTATCGTAACTAGAATAACCGAAGTATACTGTAGTAGTAATTGGAGCACCTGTTGTGTTACGAATAGGTAGAACACGCCATGTTACGCCACCGTAGCCAGTACTATTTTGGTAGTAGAAATATGTTTTGTACCAATCACCAACACGAGATAAGTTAGCGTAGTGAATATCACGATAGTACTCGCCTGCATAATCGTGTGCATAGAAGTTTTGGGTAGTAGCACCTGCTTGTGGATAACCGTCACCTAAGAACATATTCCATGATTGTGCCGTGTAAGTAGAATTACTACCAGCGGCAGTTGCGTTTTGGTATGTTGAGTTAGGGCCGCTGCTTGTCCAGCTACCGTAATAGCTGTTTTGGCGAGAAGAGCTAGTAGCTACAGTACCAATAATTGTAGCACTGTCAGCAGGTACAATAACTGGCTTAACAAAACTTAAGTTACCACTACCATCATTTGTAAGTACTGAGTTTGCAGTAGCGCCACCAGGGAGTAGGTTACCAATAGTACTGAAAGATAAATTGCCACTACCATCATTAACTAGCAGAGCGTTAGCCGCTCCGCTAGTTGTAGGTAATGTTAAGGCTGGGCCGCCTGATTTTTGGATTTGGTCTACAACTAATTTAGACATATTTTATTCCTTAATTGAATAGAGCGAATCCATCAGGATTCATTGCAAAGTGGTAGGCTCCAGTATTAATTGTGTATACTGCAGAACCTGAAAGTGTTAATGTACCCATTGAAAAACTCATATTTCCTGCAGGTAGTGTTTTGTTAGCACTGATTGTTGAAATAAATGGAATCTGGTTTACAGTAACGCCAGCTACACCTGCTGTTACAGTATTATCAACATAAGTTTTAACGGCATATTCTGTTGGTACAGCAGTATTACTATTACCGCTCATTGTAGCATCACTAGAGAACTCATTAATGGTTTCACCTAACTGAGCACCAATACTACCTAATTTCAAACTAGTTAAACCTGCAAGGTCAAACGCGCTAGCATTCAGGGTTGCACGGCCAGTGGCTTGGTCAATACGGAAATATTCACCAACACGGAAGTTACCATCTTGGTCTGTACTTACATAGAATACACGACCTGGGAAAGTTTCGTCAGTTTCGTTGCCTTGGGCGGGAGCTTGGGTAGGAGTACCGGGATAGTTAGTAGTAGATACGCCACCAGTGCCAATACTCAAGAAGTCGTGACCAGTTAAACGAATTTGTGAATACTTATAACGAATTGTTGTTGTTGTACCACTTGCGCTACCTGTTGGCTTTTCTTGAGCAAGCACAACTGCTATTACACTGGAAGTGTTAGCCCAAGAGCCACTAACACTTTGAATAACGTAGCTATAAGTATCGCCAGCTAAGCTAATAGAGGCACCTGGTACAGGTCTGGCTGTTAAGTTATTAAGTACAAGGATGAAACCTTTTTGGTTCTCTAACGCTGCTGAGCTTACCGTACCTGTACCGCCACTAGTAAATGTTAAAGTATTACCGGAAGTCCAAGTTCCTGTTGCACCGGTAACATAAACTTTATTAGCAGTAGTTTGTACGTTAGTTACTGTTGCTGTAGCACCAGTAGTAGTATTGGTAACTGTGTCACCAACGTTAATATTTCCGCCTTGGTAAACAAAGTTTAGTTGTTGACCATATACGCTACCAGTTACCGGAGTCTCTGAAGCATCAAATCCGCGAGATGCTGCACCCCAAGTACCGTAGCTATTATTACCGTTTAGTGCACGAATAAACCCACCGCCGCTGGCTGCATAACCGAAGTAAGCGTAGTATGTAAAGCAAGAAACGATCTCAGCCTTACCACCATCTTTAACCCAATAACCAACGCCGTTATCTGTAATAACTGTGAAACCGTGGAAGATCATCGTCTTCGCACCAGTTGCGTGTACACTGCCGTCGATTAAAGCACCGATACAACCACTACCAATTGCCGCACATTCTAATACGTAAGGCGACTTATACATAATTGGGCTTGTTGGATTTAGTCTGACTACTACACCTTTAATTGTAGAAGTAGTAATATCCGAAGCTGTTGTACCAGGAACCCAACCAGTCATACCCTTAAATGTCATTTTATTAAGGATAGAGCCATCGCTCATAAAGAACATGGTAGACTGTGCGTTAGGAGTTGTACCATCATCACTGTTACCAGTCTTAGGCTGTACAATTACAGTACGCTGATTATCACCAACGATTGCAGTATTTGTTGGAATCGTAATAGGTAGCTGCTCATTATAAGTACCTGATTTAACAAAAATCGTACTTCCAGGTGCAGCATGTTGACAGGCATACTTAATACTGGCAAATGGAGCAGCTAAGTTTTTACCGTAGTTAGTGCTATCTACACCGTGTGGTGCAACATAATATACGTTAGCACTTTCAGTAGCACCGATCCAGTCGATACCGCTGCCATCACCTTTAACTGTTAAACTTTGGCCTGGATCTGTGTTTTGAATAGCTGGTAGCACATCGCTTCCACCTATTACAAATACTTCCCACTTATCGGCAAGCTTATCTGTATTAAAAGCAGAACCTGCTACGTGTTCAGTTTTAGCAATATAAGCACTGCCAACTGCATCTTTTACAATGTCGTCTTTTAGATAGTTAGTACCTGAGGTCCAAGTACCCATCCAGCGAATACCGCTGTTAAATTTCTGCCACTTGCTAGCAGCTAGATCAGTTTCAAATACTGTGGAAGCGTGTGGTAGAAGCGCAATATAAGTATTACCGCCCCAAGAAACTACGTCATCTGTAATATACTGTGTAGTTGTAGACCAAGAACCACGATTACGGAAACCGTATGTTAGTTTATCCCACGTACCTGCATTAGTTGCAGGAATAATTGCTGTGTTATCTGTTTTGGCTTGGTAAGTAGAACCGCCATAAGTAACGATTTCACCAATCTTATAAGCAGCACCGCTAGACCAAGTACCTTTGCTAGAGAAACCATATAAGAAGGGATCCCATTTGCTAGTATCAGTTGGTAGGTTGCCGGTTGTGTTGACTTTAGCGCGATAAATATTTGAACCGTAAGCTACTAAGTCACCAACTACATAAGCTGTAGCACCGTTATAAATAGATTGTGGACTAATACCGTCTACTAATTTATCCCAGTATGTAGCATTTGTAGGGTTATTACCTGTTGTATCAACTTTAGCAATATAAACTACGCCACCTAGTGTTGCAATATCGTTCTTTTGATATGCTTTAACATTGCTGTAAGCACCTTCGTACTGGATACCATCAGCAAACTGTGACCAGTAAGTAGTATTTGGAGGTGTTTGGCCTGTGCTATCTAACACAGCCACATAAACTTTACCACCATGAGCAATACCGTCACCAACTCTGTAAGCTACAGCAGGGTCAAATACGCCCTTGAACTTAAAGCCTTCAATCATCAAAGCCCAGTATACTGTGTCAGTTGGTAAGTGTCCATCTGTTTTTAAACCGTAAGTGTAAACATACACATTACCGCCGTACTTAACGATATCGTTAGATTCGTAAGTTGTTGCCCCACTCCAGTCGCCAGCGAAGTGGAAGCGTAATTTTCCAAGATCAATTAATTGACTCATATTATATTAGCCTCATATGTAAGTGTCCTTTATTACCCCATTCGAACTGAACCGTATCTTTCGACCAAA